GTGTTGGGGGTCATGGCTCAGCCGGTTCAACTGGACAAGAAGCGCGCCATAGATGTTGCGATTGAGCGCAAGATTGTGGGGTTTATGAGTGTGCTTCCAAAGTTGGAGTGGTTACTCAAGAGGATTTCTTAGGGAGACGAAGAGATGGACCCGACGAAAGGAGATGCACCGACTCCGGAAGAAGCAGAGAAGATGATTGATAACCTGGTAAATGTGTATGGTTGGTGGTGGGTCGTCAATGCGGTTTCTCTGGCTCTGCATCGACAAGCTGAAGCACTTGAGACGGAAGCAAAGGCGAAGAAAGATCTTTTTCGAGACATTCAGGGCTTTCTTAGTCCTAGGGGGTCATAATATGGGACGAGAGCAAAGAGCTCCCGATCGACTTCCACGAAGTCGGGAGCAGACCTTCTTCGCGAGATGCAAGAAATCCTTAGGCAACATGATAGGGGACTAGAGCGGATTAAGCCAACCTATGGGCAATGGGTTGTCGAAGGCCACGATTAGTTAGGTGTCGGCCTTCTTCTCCGAGTTACCCATATGTTCCACCACCCATTCGTACTGTTGAGGTCTGTTTGCCGCTAG